ATTCGCCCATTGCATTAGCAACATTTTTTATCTTTTCTACATCAATGCTACCTGATTTCTTTGTCATTTCTACCATGCCATCTAAGGCTTTAGTGAGTGGGTCTTTACCACCAACTAACTTGGTTAAAGCATTAAAACCCTCTCCCACAAAATTGACAATAGAAGCAAGCCCCCCAGAAGCTGCGTTAAGTGCCATCCCTGCCATTACTATAGTGTATGATCCCATTGCATCAGCAACATTTTTGACGTTATCAACATTAATACCTGAGCTTGCCGCAGATATTTTTTTCAAGTTACCAAGCATCTTGTCAAGAACACCTTCACCACCTAAGATACCGCTGAGTCCATCAAAAGCAGTTGTCACAAAATTAAAGACACTTCCGATTGCTTCTCCACCTGATGCAGCTGCACCTAATGCCATCGCTTCAGCATATGCTGCCATTGCTTTAGCATTATTTTCCACTATATCTACATTAATTGCTTCTGCACCAAAAGCTTTTAATTTATCTAATATAGGTACAGCACCAAAAAGCGACCCAATACCACTAAAAACTGTATCTGCAAGATTACCTATAGCTGATAATGCCTGCCCTGCTCCAGCAGCAGTCATTGCAATACTATAAGCCGCTAGCGCTTCAGCATTCCTTTTAATATTTTCAGTATCAAGTTCTAATGCACTAAATGCTTCTAGATTTTCTATTAGTTTTTCAGTACCACCTTTACCACCAAACAGTCCTGAGATTCCATCTGCAACATTACCAATTAAATTACCTACACCTAAAACAGCACTTCCTAATCCCATTACAGCAAATCCACCACCAAGAGCTGCTATACCGCCACCAACTTTTATTAGAGCTCCACCATCTATACCATCAAAAGCTCTTAATCCTTCAGCAATGTCTGGCATAAATTTTGAAATAACCACACCAGCGCCTGCTACAAGTAATCCAAATGCAGCAAGTCCAGCACCAAGGGCAGCCATTACAATAACAAACGGCCCAGCCATCGTTACAGCTTTACCAATACCCATAATAAATCCGCCAATACCAGCACCCACACCTTTGCCAAGTCCACCTATTACTCGACCAATTCCAGCAAATATTCCAGCACCTTTTTTGTCTTCAGGCGGCATAGGCCCAACGCCACCAGCACCACCACCTGATCCTGATAATGAATCTGAGATTGCTTGTAGTAAGTTAATCTGTTGTGCTTGACCTCGTTGCTGATCTGCTTTATCTTCTGCTGCAGCTGCCCCTCGCGGATCAGATGCTGCAATAAGTCGATCCATTTTTAGATTTGATATATTAATTCTTACATTTACTTTTTTTAATTCGCTTATAACGTCTTGAAAATCTGCCATTGGACTATCCTATTTTTTACCTTTTGGTATAGATGCACCTGGCTTACCCACATATAAACCAAAGAACGCAGCACCAGCACCTACGATGGTAGATATAAACATTGCTTGTGCATTAGTTGGATCAGGTAATTCCATAAACCAAGTTACCGATTTATAAAAGGCAAAGATGTATGCAAGCATGACTAACCTTGGAATAATACGAAACTTGTCCAATACGCCCGCTGTTTGGTTGTACCAAGTTGGTTCATCTCCGCCAGTATTAGGAACAATATCTGACTTCTGAAGTTCGTATTCCTTAGTTGTCTCTATTACTTTAACCGTTTGATCGGCCATTAACTTATCTCCGATTTCGAGCTTTTTCTTTTTCTATTCGTTCTTGTTCTTCTTTTATAAAATTCATCAATAATCCAACATATATTTCCCTTTCCCAAGGTATCATTTCTTCCAATTCAATTAAACTATAATTATGATGTTGCATCATTCCAAAATTGGTTCTATAATAATTACCTAAATTATCATGAGAAAGGGCTACTCGAAAAAACTTTGCAGACCTTCAATTGGAATTGTAGTCTTCTTTTTGGTCTTTGGATTTTTCACTTCAATTTCGTGCAGTAATTTTGGCATAGTTTCAAAAAATGCACTCAATTTCTCAAAACTTTCAGTTGTCATACTTTCAATAAATTCATCTAATTCTTTATTTGAAATATCCACTCTGTTATGAACGGTTTCACCATCATGTATTTCATGAACGCATCTCCTTATCATATCAAAAATAGAATCAATTTGACCTGTATTATTATATCCAGCCATATCTTTTAAAGTTGGATATCTCATAACAATATGAACATCATCTGTTACTTGAACAATATTCGTATGTTCTTCTTTCACTTGTATATTAACATCTTTTAAATCAATTTCAACATTCACTTTTGTCTTTTCATCATCAGGACATAACACAGTGAGTTTTATTTTTTCTCCTACTGATCTTCCTCTCATTTGTAAAAAAACATATTCAACATCAAACATAGGGAGATTGTAAGCATCTAATTCTCCAAATGTACAATCACTGATGATTGAAGCAAATGCATTTTCTATTGCTTTATTATCATCAGACTCTTGAGCTATCATCAAAGTCTTTTGTTCTTTCACAAGAAATGGTCTGTATTTTATTGATTCTCCTGTAGAGGGAAGTTCTAGTTCATAAGTTATATTACTAAGTTTAGGTAATGCCATAATTTTTCATCCTTTATAAATTATTTAATTGGAGTAAATTACCAATCATCTTCATGTCGCGCCACCGCTGCATCGTAAAGACTCACTGTAGCAGGTTGATTTCTTTTATTAGTTATTTCTGCTGTATTTTTACCAGTTTCTTCAGCCAAGTCATTCCGCTTTGGTGGTTGTCTGTTTAAATCTAAAGTTTCCCAATATCTAAAAGAAAAACTTACAGAAGTTTTTACAATTTCATTATTTGATGCTTGACTTAATTCTGTTCCAGTAATTGTCTTTGGAAAGGCTTCCCAAAGTTTAACACCATATCGTTTCGTATCTTGTCTATCTAACATATAAATTTCTACTGTGCCGATATAATCATTATAATAACCAATATTCCAAGTTCTACGATTAAATGTAAGTTCTTGCCAACTTTCAAAAAATACTCTTTCATCCAATCCACCACTAGATTGAAAAACCATTTCTATATCTTCTGCGTAAGTTACTCCATCAACAATTTCTCTGGTAGGCCCGTAGATATTTGAATCAGTTAAAGTAGTTAAATTTCTGCCGGGAATAGTAAGTGATTCGCATCTCAAAGAAACTTCTCTTGCTTCACCCATCATTGATGCAGAAGCGCCTCGCGGAGGAAGAATCAATACCTCAAATCTATTCGGTATTGCATAACCTTCATCCGAATGAAATCCAGATAGAGCATTATTTAGCTTAGCAAATGCTTTTTCTTCTAAAAATTTTGCTGCTGAACCTAAGGCCATTAAATCATACTCCTAGATTCTTTCCATACTTCTGATGCAGAAGCTTTCTTAAACCTCTGCACAGGTAGTAATGCTGCAATTGTCCATTCATCTGCATCAATTCTCCTAAATTGAGACTTTGTATGTCCCGATAGATATTTATGTATAGTTGGGCGAATTAATTTAACACTCTTTAATTTATTATAATCTACCACCATTCTTGTTGTTGCAGCTGTAAAATCCTCTGAGTTAGTATAGTCTACTAATCTATCAAGAAGTTTTATACGCAATGAAATAGGAAGATAATGAAAATTAATTCCTAAAAATCCATCACTATATGTCTCCAATGGAAGCACTAGAGGAAACGTATCATAGTATGGAAGTTTCTTCTTGAACTTTGGATCATAGAAGAACATATTCAATTTACCATAAAAGGGCCTATTATCCCTTTTACCATCCCGAAGCAACTGTTGAGGCTTAGGATCACCAAACTCTTTGATTTTATCTCTATACCATTGAGTAGACCTTGGACGCCCTCTTGTTTCATCCTTGACTGCTTGTATGAACTTTGATACTGCCATATGACTATTTATATCTAATGTTAAGATGATCTTCTGTTAAAATCTTAAATTCCATATCATTATTGTTGCACCATTCGGTTGCATACTTCCACTTAGCTTCATTGATACCCCATGTTTTAACTTCATTAAACCACTTTTTAGTCTTTCTTTTTGGTTGAGAGGGTGGTGGTGAACATTGTTTCTTAGGTTTGACTTCTATGACAAACTTCTTTATGGAGCCATTATGTTGTTTTATCTTAATATAAAAATCTGGAAAATATCTATGTATTCTTCCATCCCAAGGAGATAAATAGGGTATAATGATTTCTTCGCTACCCCATTCAATTACAGCATTGTTGGTATCGCAGTATACCATAAACTTGCGCTCCCACAGAGAACGATAGATTATTGTTCGGGGATCGCCCCTGTATTTTTTGGGGTTTTTTGCTATGTATCGACCTTTGTAAGACATCACTTATAAATAGTTATAATAGTATATAGGGTGTAAGATAAGGATATAATTTTAATGACAAGACCTTTTGGAACCGCACAGGATCGAGCTCGAGTTGCTGCTCGAGGAGCAGGCAACACTTCTAACCAATCAAAAGGTGCTGGAGCGGCCGCACTTCGGAATTTGCAGGGCGGAACAGGAAAGTCCCACAAAAACATGTCAATGTATGCCGCCTTTGGTGCAATGGAAAGCCATACGATTTTAACATATCCAGAAGATGTAGATATGGATGAATCACAAGGCCACTATATTCTGTTTGAAATCTATGAACAAGACCCAGCAAAATTAGCATCTACTAAAGCAATTAAACATGTTAAAGGTCAACTGGACGCAGCTGAGGAAGAAGTGAATACAGATGGTGAAGTCCCTAAACAGCTAGGGCCCCCTGCGCCGCCTCGCGCCAAAGAAGATCACGCCACAGAGGGTGGTGCTGGATTTGTTGATGAGGCCGTCTCAGCTGCTAAAGGTGTACTCACCAACACGAAACCAACTGGGCCAAACTCAATTCAAGTAAGGAAAAATGCAACTACGAAAAACAGTACTACCATAGCACTTTATATGCCACCATCTGTTCAAGTTTCTTATGGTGCAACTTATAATGAACAGGAAATTGGTGCCATTGCAGAATCAGCTAATGCAGCAATTGCAGCTTTTTCAAATACGGAAGGTGGAATTGGAAGTAAACTCGGTGCAGCTGGAGGGGTAGGCGTAGGTGGACTAATAACAGGAGGTGTAGCCAAACTTAAACAGATGGCACCAACAGGGGCAGAAGCGATATTTGCAATTAACACTGGAAGCGTGATCACTCCTAGAATGGAATTGATGTTTGAAGGAATTCAACGCCGATCTTTTTCTTTTAATTTTGATTTTATACCAAGAAGCGCAAAAGAAGCAAAAACTATTGAAGATATTGTCTACCTTTTTAAATATCATATGTCTTCAAATTATGGTCGTAGAGGTGCCGGTATTAGTTTAGGTGGTGTTGATGGTGTGAGAGAAATGACAATACCTGATTTCTTTCAAATAACCTACATGTATCTTGGAGATGCAAATCCTCATTTGAACTTAATTAAAAAGTGTGTTCTTTTAAATACTTCTGTAGAATATGGTGCTGATAGGTTTAAAGCTTTTGCAAATGGTCAACCTCAGACAACTAAATTAGGTTTAAACTTTTCAGAGCTGGAAATCATTACCAAAGATTACGTCAAGCAGGGGTATTAATTATGTATTTTACAAATTTTCCTATTATAGCTTACGACTCTGTTGGTAATGGTAATTTTAAACTTGCTACCAACCTCTTAAAACGAGTAGCTGTTCGATCAAAGGTTAAAACTAGTACAGCATTATTTGATACTTACGATGTTAGAGAGGGTGAAACACCTGAGATTATTGCCCATAAATTATATGGTGATTCAGAATTGCATTGGGTTGTTCTTCTAATGAATGATATTACGGACAGATACCATCAGTGGCCCATGAATACTAATCAATTTCTTGCGTATGTCAACGACAAATATAGTAATGTGGATGCAACACACCATTATGAAATATCACAAACATCTGGTGATACCACAATTAAGATAGATATTGGCACAGATAACACTGATTATCCTACTGCTTCTATTATTACTAACGCTGAATATGAAGAGGAGTTGCAAAACAATAAAAGAAAAATTAGATTGCTTGATCCAGCTTATCTTGATAGATTTGTTTCTGAATACGAAATTCTGATGAAGGAAAGTTTGCTGTAATGGCCAAAGGTTTACAACATGCCGGGCAGTTTCATATAGACGATTTAAGACTTGTTACCACAACTGGTTTGGAGATTGATCTTAAAACATCAGTGTTGGGAATAACTCTTTTTGAAGACATTAATGCAACGACAATTACTGGCTCAATCTCAATATCAGATTCCGCTAATTTAGTTTCGCATGGCCCCATCTTAGGTCAAGAGTATCTTCATCTTAAAATTAGAACTCCGTATGAAAATGAAGATGAGAGCACAACTATAAACTTTTCTGAAAATGCATTTTTTGTATACGCTATATCTAAACGTCAAAAATTTGGTGACAGGATTCAAGGATTTGTATTAAGTTTTGCTAGTCAAGAATTGATAAAAAATCAAAGATTGAAAGTCACACAGAGTCTAACAGGCACTTGGTCAGACATTGTTAAAAAAATGTTGAAAGAAAAAAAGTATTTGGACACTAAAAAGAAAGTGGACTTGGAACCAACTGCGGGCATAAAAAAGTTTGTCACTCCAAATATGAGGCCATTAGATGTAGTTGGTTTGGGAATGAAACAGGCTGTGGCTGAATTCAAAGGAGAACCCACTTATCTATTTTATGAAACTCTAAAAGGATTTAATTTTAGAACTCTTGCTAGTCTTTATAATAATAACACAATAATGGAATATACTACATTAGCTCCAGGCACCAATATAGTTCCAGATGGTCAACCAGGCGCTGGTTCAGTTGATATTTTTAAAGACTTGTCAACAATTTTACATTATGAGATAATTCCAACTAACAATAGTATTATTTCTTATAGAAGTGGTATGTTTGGATCAAAACTTATAACACATGATATTGTTAGTAAAAGTTACACAACCAAAACATACAATTATTTTGATGAATTTAAAAACGAATCACATATAATTTCTGGTGTCGTGGAAGGAAAACGTGATTACCCCTTGATGAGTAATTTAGCCATCACTGAAGAAGGATTACGAGTATCAGATTTTCCAGCGAGAACATTTTTTATGCCGACATCTCTTAGTGGTGATGCTGACTCTCAACATCAAACAGAAAACAACACAAGTCCCTATATGGCATATGATCCTCATAAATGGGCTCAGCGAAGAAATTCTCAAATGATACAACTAGAAAATGCTCTTCAATTGAATATGAAAGTTCATGGAAATACAACGGTAAATGTTGGAGATAAAGTAATAGTTAATATACCATACACCGCAGTTCCAGAGGGGCCAAATAATGAAAAATTTGATAAATTTTACAAAGGGCCCTTTTTGATTAAAACAATAAGACATGACTTTTTTAATGGAGAAAACCCAAAACATGAAATGCATTTACAATTGATGAAAGATTCTTTAGAAGAAGAGTTAGCCAACACTGGCCCTCTTGAACCATCATCTTCTACTAAAGGTAAAGTAGAAGTATACAAATACAACTAAAAGGAGACACATAATCAAAAAAAATTCTCGTTCCATATCCAATAATAATCAAATGAAAAGGGAAACTAAAATGGCAAAGACCAAAAACAGGATCAAAAAAATGAATTTTCAAAAACAAGCCCGCAAATATGAACCACTTTCAGACAATGATAAATACATTATAGAATTAATAGGATATAATAAACGAGAGTTAAGAGGTCAACTTAATGAAGACATTTTACGAACTACAGGAAGGGCTGCAAGACCCGAATATATTTAAGGCGTTCTTTCTCGCTGGTGGGCCTGGCAGCGGTAAGTCTTACGTTGCCATGCGCTCCACTGGTGGTAGTGGACTCAAGACGATCAATTCAGATGATGCTTTTGAGCATCTTCTGAAAAAGGCTGGACTGTCTCTAAAAATGCCCCCAGAAGAGGAAGAACCTAGAGATGTAGTGCGTGGTCGAGCAAAAGAGATAACTGCTGCAAAAAAAGGAAATTATCTTGAAGGTCGT